AGTAAAAGGCACACCCTTTTCATACCCACGAGTTTTATTATTTACTTTAGGTACAAACTCTTCTTCTCTTTTTATAGGTGGAAAAGTTTTATGTACATTCTTTTCTATGTCCTCAGCTTGGTCTTCAAGTTTGGCTCTTAGCTCCATAGCTTTTTGTTGGTCTAAATAAAAACCATTCTTTTCTTGTTTAGAAACAATAGAACGAATATCATGTTCAAGTCTCAAAGAATAATCAGAAAAACTTTTGCCTTCTAACTTCAGATGATTATAAACTTTATGAGTTAACTCAACATCTCTTTTACAATATGTAAGCATTTCATTTGTAAACTTTGAGAAGTCATGAAACTCAATCTTATTGTAACCCAGTCTTTTACCCCAGGAATCTAAAGAATGTCCATTCATTCTTTCAGGATTATATAGTTGGGACATTATTAATGTGTCCTCAATCTGGGGGAGTCTGATATTAGTTCTTGCTAGTCTATTCAGAACTGGTGCATCAAACCCCACACCATTGTGCATCACGATTTTCTCTGCATGTTTCTCAATAAACTTGGGAAACTTATCATAGCAATCATCACCCACGAAGGCATAGTTATCACCTGACTCCATATTTCTAGCAACGATACAATAAATCTTTGTTGCATCTAAAGAATCTGTTTCTATGTCAACTACTATATTCATTATAGACTAATATACTCCTTAATTGTTTTAACATCAAATAGTTTTTGTAAACTAACTAGATACATACGAGATGCGTTATGGTCTCCACCACTTACTGATACTTTTCTTTCCAAAGAATCTATTATCTTTTTTAGATTCTCAGTTTTGAATACCAACGTGGCATATACATCTTCACCTACACATAGATTATGAAACCAATAGTCAGCTTCAGTTGCATTGATACCTGATGGTTTACCATAGCATTGATATTCAATGGCAATGTTACCAGTTCTTTTCCAGACATCTCGTTCAGATTTAACTTCAATCTTTTTATCTTGTAACATTTCTTTTATCAAGTCTTCTCTGACCTTACCATAAGCAAGGTCAATATCAAACTTCTTTCTGTCTTTTTTACTGGGTGTCAAATTCATCAGCACTCTCCTTAAAAGGGTTATCTATTTCTGACATTCTACCATTTTCAGAAGAATAAAGCAAGTAAGAAGCGACACCAGTTGTTCCTGCATATCTGTTTTTTAATACTCTAATTGTAGAAGTATTCTTAGCTATCTCATCATCATCTTGTTGGTTTCTTTCCATACCTATAACTGCATCAGATAACTGAGCAATAGCATGTGAACCACGCAAGTGTGATAAAGATACTTGCTTACCTTCTTCATGACCTTTATCATTATCAAGTCTGCGTAAATGACAAGCGAGTAACATGCCTATCTTTGTTTCATGACATAAGCTACGAAGTTTAGTCATTAACATATCAATAGCTTTTCTTTCGTTACCATCATCTCTACCTGATATAATCAAACTTAGGTGGTCTACAAATATCCATTTACAATCACAACCTCTAGCCATGTATCGTATACGATTAATAACATCATCATCAGTCATTGAACCAAAGTGGTCAAACAAAACTAATCGTCTATCACCCTTTAATTCATTAGACCATTTGCGTAAGTCTTCAGGGTTTTGTTTTCTCCACTCTTCAGGTTTATGTAATTCTTTATTAGCATGAATACCAACAAGACCTCTGAATGTTCTTTTCTTTTCTTCTTCAAGAAACAATAAACCAATCTTATCTTTAGTGCTTTTCCATATATGATATACAAACTCACGAAGTAAACTTGATTTACCCATACCAGTTCCTGATGTAAGTGTAACTAACTCACCTACTCTCATGCCATAAAGTTTTTTATTAATACCTTCAAATGGATACGAACAACTCTCAACGTCATCTTCTACCCATAGGTCATCAACAACATCATCATATGTGATAATACCTGCAGGTGTAAATGGCTTGGCATCCCACCATGCACGAGTGAACTGCTCTCTTTTACCTGCTTTAAGATATTCATTTGCATCTTTTAAATCAAGAGATACAACCTTACATTTATTAGGTGAAAATATTTCAGCAACTCTATTAGCAGATTCTTTTCCTATACTATCATTATCAAAACAGATAATAATATTATCAAAGCTATCAAGATATTCAAAGTTTTGTTTACAGTCTCTGACTGCAGACGCAACTCCATTCTTAATAGATACAGTTGCCCAACGACTGCCCATCATTTGATAGACTGCCATTGCATCACACTCACCTTCAGTAATCGTAATGTACTTTTGTCCACCACCAAATAAGTTTTGACCAAAGAGTTGGGACTCTCCAAAGTTTCCTTGAGCAGTAAACTCTTTTGGTAGTGTTCTAATTTTATTAGCCACATGTTTACCATGTGAATTATAGTATGGATATATATGTTTAGACACCATACCATTTTGAGTTAGTGTTGTTACTCCATATTTGTTTGCAGTTTCCTGCGTTATGTTTCTGTCTTGTAACGAAGTTACTTGACCAACATACAAATCTGAATAACTATTTTGATTATTTGTCATGGGTATCACTTCTGCTTCTCCTTTCTCATAATAACCACAGTCAGGTGTAAAACAATGAGCATGACCATCAGTATATCGTGCTAAATTATTTTTACTCCCACATTTAGGACACGACTCGTGCCTTAAAAATTTACTTTCCATCTTCAACATTCAACCCCCTAGTGTATTGTTTCTTTATCTTTTCCCATTACTGGTTCAAATATTTCATCACCTTGAGTGGGTGGCTCACCCATACTCAATGCAATAAGTTCTTGAGCAGTATCATTTAATGCATTTTGCATTGTAAGAAAACCATAGTATTCTTTTTCAGCTTTCATTATAGCTGTAATAGATAATGCTCTTGCCATAAGATATACAGTCTCAGGCGAATCATACTTCTCAATTAAATCAAGAACCATAGTATGAAACTTTTTTATAATCTCTTCCTTCTGTTCTTTGGTTAAGTTATTTTCCATTATCAACTCCTTTCATCATTTCAACAAAACCATTTATATCTTTCAAGGGTACTTTTTTTATATCAGATTTACCACTAGCAGTTAAAACAAAGTCAGCAACTGAAGTTGGAACATCATCATGTGAATTATACATTGTTGTTATCTCCTTCCATAAAACCTTCCATTATTATTTGTCTTGATTTTAAGTCGTTATTATGAATTATATTTATTAGTTTGTCAAGATACCATCTAGCTTTTTTCAAATCTTCTAATGGCTTTCCCTTGTAATCGTACCTCCACATGTACTTTACAACATTAGCTTTTAAGTAACCAAGAAATTCTTTGTCACTCATTGATGCTTGTATCGCATCTATACACTCAATCCCATGTTTATTATAATGCTTGGGATTATTAACATTATCGTATTGGTTTGTATGCATGTCCATATTCTTTGTCCTTTCTTTTTTCACGAAACTCTTTTGGTGTATCGCATTTAATTGCCTTAACTTTTAATGGTGGTTTAACTTGTTTATATATTTTTTCAACATGAGTTTCACAACCATTAAAAAGTTCAGGCAAAACTTTTGAATATATTTTATTATTATATTCAATCCAAACTGTAATTAAAAAATAATTAAACATAGTTTATCCAGTAATATATAATATAATAAATAAAGTTAATAAAAAAAGTGCTATTAATTTATCTCGCATTACCTAATCTCCATTGGTACAATACATTGTTTTTGTTGCACTGGTATATAATTAGGGTCAAGTGGTACACCTTCAATTAGTTTTTGTCTTATCAAATGATGTTCCCAACCAATACATATATAGCCAGTTCTTCTGTGTTTACCTCTATCAATATCCCTAGCTTTGAATTCTTCTTCAGCTATCACACTAGCATTTTTACAGTCAGGTAATTCTCTGACAAAAAGTTCAACATCTCCTACTGGTGAAGAGAAAGTTAAGTATAATGCTACTATTTCTTTTATCATTTATCTAACTCCTTTGTTACACATTTTTGTTTGTAATACACGTTACCCAAGAATGTGAGACTAGGGTTCTGTGGCTCTGGTTTTTTCTTACCAACATACTCCCATACACAAGTCATATTCTTGTTATTGTTTGCACGTTGGTGAAAAAAGTCAATGTTATCAAGGGTATAGATGTTAAATACTAACCCAAGTATTAATGTTTCAACTCCCATTAAAATAATCTCCTATAAAATATAATATTAAAAATATAAATACACCCATCATAAATCCAAATAGGATTTGTAATGTAAACCACAATGCTCTGTTAATTTTAGTAGACATAAACAACTTGTGGTAGTGGTGTATAATCTGTTCTTCTATCCACATGAATAAAAGTTCTTGCTACTCCTACAGACCAACCTAAATCTATTGCTCTTTTAATTAAGTCTTTTCTAAAGACTGAATTAGGTATGGCAATATCAACTGCACAAGTATCTGTGTTCCATTTATCATTACCAATTTTATGGAATGAGTTAGGACTTGCAGGATAGCCACGACTTTTTAACCAGTCGTTGTGTTCTGCTGAACGACAACAAGAAGTTATCTGTAATGGTTCACCCATATTCTCTCTTAAATTTATTAAACAATTTAAGAAACCTTCAGCTAAAATAATATCTTTAGATGTAGGACATTGTAATTCCTTTTCACTAAAGTATTTATTTTCGTAGTAGTTTAGTGTTTGCATTATCTATTTCCTTTCTTAGTTCTTTAATTCTTTTATAAGAATTATATAGTTGTTTGTTTAATGTTTGTATTTCTTGTATGTATAAGTTTTTGTTTATCATTTTTACTTACCTTTCATAAAGACTTATAAAACAATTATACACTTTTTGTTTTTTATATGTCAAATTAAAAATGCAATAGTCAAATTACTGACATATATTGTTGTATAATTACAACAAACTATCTTCCTCTCCAATCCCTCTTGTCACCTCTTGGTGTTGTTATTTGTCTTTCACATACATGATTACTGTGTGTAGTGATAACCATTTTTTCTTTATCACTACAAGTATAATAACATTTAACAGAGTCTTCACCAAAGAATGGTTCAACTCTTTTTTCTTTTGTTAATCTACAAGTCACAAAGTATTGGTTTCTTTGGTCATAAAGTTTACCTTTACCAGTCCATTTATAACTCCAACTCTTAGCTTCAGCAGTTATAACTAAATAAATTATAGTTGCAAGTACCACATAACCTATGAATAATTCGTAATCAGGTTTCTTCATCATCATATGTCTCCATATAGTCTTGTATCTCTTCAGGTGTCATAAGATTGACAAGTATTGGTGTGTCTTCACCTATATATGCACCCTCAATGTTGAAGTCTATAAATTCTTTGGCTTCATCATAAGACATATCGTCCCTTTTAACCAGTTTGGTTATCATTCTGTGCTTATCATAGATAAATACATCCAACATGCCACTGCGTGTACCTACACCTATGATACAGTCATCATAATCATCCCATATTTTCATCACTCACTCCTTTCTTTTACAGTTAAACAGTTTTCTTCATCATACTGTTTGATAGCTAACTGTCGTAGCCATTCTTTACCACCAAAAGGGAAAGCTATAAAACATTCCATCAAAAACTCTGCGTGTTTTATACCTATGCTTTTGGTATACACAACTTCTATTTTTCTATAGTCATCTTGCTCACCACCATTGCCATCAGGTAGGGAATCAGGAAACACATCTCTGATTAGTTCTTTATCATCTCTCAAATCAGCATCATCTTGATGTATAACATAGTCATTATACTCATTGAAACCATCAGTGATTTTATATTGTACTAATATTGGCATTAGTTACTCCTTTCTTTCTAAATGAAAATCAAGTATCTCACATACTTTATCTACAGTTTCACACCATATGTCTTCGTACTTATTTTTAGTTATCCAATGACCATTGTCATCTACTTCATAAGGTGATTCATTATAAACATCACCTATATGTTTATCAAACATAATGGTGGCTAACTCACAGTACAAAGCTACATAGTCTTCAGATTTTATTATAGGTTTACTCATCATCTTCCTCCTTATCTAAATCAAATCTAATCCATATTGATGCACCTTCTTCATCACTGAAGTGTTGTACTTCTTCATAATCAACTGGTGCATTTTCATCTAACCATTTAATAAATTCTTTTTCATTCATCATTACTCTCCTCGTATAGTTGTTGTTCCATTTGTTCCTGCATAGCAGTCAATAACATATGTTGACCACACGCAGTAGAAGGTGCAAAGTCATGTACAAACTGCATAGTTATGTCTGTGAGTGCCAACGATATATCAAAGGCATCTATCTTTTTATCAAAAGATTTATTGATAACCTTAACAAGTTCTTCTGATACCCAATCAGCATCAAACTTTGCATCCATAACTTTAGTTTTCTTTTTCTTTCTAGTTTTAAAATCAATTACTTCAGTCATAGTTATACTCCTTTCTTTAGTTTATCTATTACTTTATCTGGTTGTTCAACGATAGATTCTATTTGTTCATCTTGAACATTGGTAGGATTACCAAAGTTTAATTCATCATAATCCCCTGCCCAAACTTTTTCTTCAGCTTCCTCTTCAGAGTCAGCTTCCACTATACATTGCCATTCAGCAGTAGCATAGGTTGTTACAAGATATTTTTTCATAGTTATACTCCTTGCATTCTAGTTAATGTATCATAGAATCTT